TCGTCCAGCATCGGGTTCTCCATCTCGATCTGGAACTCGAACCCCTTCGTAAGATCCAGTTCCGTGTAGTCCTTTGTCAATATCCTAACCATAAATTCCCCATTTATGGCACAAAAATAGCCGCCCCCAGGCGGCCACAAAGGACAACAAGATTACTCTTCTAATTTGAATTATTTCAGCAAATAAGGCTTGATGGCCGGGGATTGTCGGACGTGGTCAAGACACTCTTTCAGATCTTCTTCCTTTATATGTCCAAGATATTCAGCGCTTTCCAGAACCCTTTCGCTACTGAACTCCCTCACTGTGTAGCAATCCACATAGCTATCGTGATCAAGGTAATCATTGTCAGCAACTTTGACCAAATGCTGATATGGTGCGATCTGGGCAAACATACTTTCATTGATCCGCGTGTTCAGCAAAAGGGCGGCCAGCACACCACCATCATCTGTCTGTCCTATGATAACAAATCTTTTCGGTTTGGAGTCCTTCCCTTGCTTGGGCTTAACCCTGTCCTCCGGAAACATCTCCATTTCCAGAACCTGACCGATCCCAATCGCCTGCTTCCTGAGTTTGTCAGGAAATGCTCCCAGTTCCATCATGATCTGGCAAACCATTCAGTATCAAGAAAGTCCTTCAGGTACTGCAACGCATCATCAGAGGCGTTTCCTTCCGTGGATATATTCATGATGTCCATCTCCTTGAGGGAAGTGCCACTGTTGAAAGCGCGGCTCCACTCCTGCCCGTGCGTGTCATCCATGATCTGACTGAAGGACATCCCGGCAACTTTGCTGATTCCGTAGTTCAGACATTCTATGTCAGACAGGGAAAGAAAATCCATGTCGGGTCTCTCTTTCGCTGAAAATCTCTCATTCTCGAAAGCTATGGCATCCGAAGCCAAATGCATGTCATCTGCCTTATGGTAGTCGAGCACACGAGAATCGCCACGTGCCATTTTCAGAATATTGTAGATGTTGGACAGTACCGGCCCGAACGGCAAAGCGCAGATGTAGTCCTTGAAGAGGGGAGTGCCATACCGCGCAAGGTGGTTCTGCTGCGCATAGTAAGCCGCATTGACAAGGCTGTAGATGTCCCTCTTACCATCCTCACTATGCGTAAGGACGTAGAGCAGAACCGCCTTGATCACAAATATGTCATATTTCCCAAGCCTCATGGATTTCCGTGTATTTCGTTTGCATGTCATTTGTGTTTACAAAGGAACAAACTTTAGACCAAAATTCCAACACTTTCCGCTGATTTTCACTTTGTTCGGTGGATTCTTGACGTGAAGACAGCCGCCCTGAGGCGGCTGTCTGGGACGGCGGGATTGTCAGAGTTTCTTCAGCTCCACCGGCGGGCCGACCTCCAGGTAATGATCCATCGAGGCGGTGATCATCTCGAAGATCTCCTTGGAACGCTTACGTATCTCGTCGAGGACTTTTTGGCTGCGTGTTACTCTCCAGTACCAGGTACGATTGAAGCGGTCATCGCAGGTCGATACAGGATCCACATCCTTATTCCCGTAAAATGCGGAAATGTCCGTAAATGTCAAATCAAATGATCCATCTCTGAATGACAGAAAGACCGTACCGAACAATGCTCCTTGTTTATTGCCAAATCGCTGGTTGTAGTACCGTGCGCGGTATCCTTTATCCTCGTCTTTGCACACCACACCGCCAAAGCTTAAATTAAGTGACACGCTATGCCAACCGGCGGTATTGCGGTATAACTCATCCCTTGTCATCCCTGGCATCGAATATGTCTTTTTGAAAGTCAGTTTTTCCGGATCCGCCAGCTTCCTTCCGAAGCAAGTCCCGCCGAACCCTATCAGCATTATAGCAACAGCAATGATTAACCTTCTCATACTCGTTCAGAATTAATTGTCATTTTATTTGTCTCATCTGGACATCAAGCGGCCTGTTCAAATGCTGCTCCAAAGACCCTTTCAGCTCGTGGAAAAGGGATAAAGAATATACCCTTGCGGAATCCGCTAACACTCGGTTTTTCCTAAGCCAAGCGTTGGATTGGTTCAGATGATCATCCCCGGTGGATAACCCTACGATATAACGCATAGGCTTATGATTACAATACACATTTATGTTGGAAATGCAGAACCGGCAGGAATCCGGCATACACTTGACATACATTCTGAACGTCAGATGATCTCCGAAAGAAGTAGGCTTTTTCCCGTGATTGAACCGGACATCGTGCCCTTCAAGAACAACAACCCCTTTTCTGGCCATCTCCCAATCGTTGACAACTCTGATTTCCGCAAGATTCGGCTTCCAGATGTTCAACTGATCCTCCATCCATTCTGCCTCCCTTCCGTATACGGGAAATGTCCCATAGATTGTAAGGGTGTCCGGTTTTATCGCCTGTCCGAAACAAGTCCCAAAGCAAGACAGCAATATGATCGCAGCAAAAATAACCTTTCTCATACTCATTCAGAATTAATTGTCAGACAAATCCTTGCAAAAATCACTCCGTAACGGTGTCGTGGCGGAGGATGTCGAACTCCAGCTCCTCGTTCATGATCCTCCTCAGAGCTTCGTCCAACTGGTAGAAGGCGGTGTTCATCGTCCTGATCTCATTGTCGAGCCTTCCGTCCATCAGCAGTTCCTTGCTCTCGCACATCCGCTTCTCCCACTCGGAGAACCGGTCGGCGATCCGGAACAGCTCAATCCTGGTCTCGATGATGAATGAATCAGCCCCGATCTTGTGGCTTTCAGCGGCAGCCGCCGCGTTGTTTGAATTAGTGTATCGCATAACTAATTGTAAATAAATGTCCTCTGCTATAGGTCTGCGATACATACTGGAAGCCTTGCGGCTAGTACAGTCACGGCTTTCGCCAATGACGACCATACAGAGGACAAAAACTCTCTAAAAAATATGTCAGCAATCAATAACGGGACAAAATCAGCCGCTAAAGAGTGCCATCCAATATGTATCGCACCACAAATATGCAACTTCGTTTTTCAATTTCCAAGAGTTTTGCGAAAAAAATGCAGAAAAACTTTCGCTACCTGCCGTAGGTACTCCGGCGTTTCGCCCTGTTGTACTTCTCCGTCTGCTCGATGATCCCGTTCTTCCCCAGCATCGACACATCCGCCTTGATAGGAACGGAGAGCCTTTTGTTCAGCAGCTCGATAGCCTCCAGCAACCTTTCATCTGTCGCTGACCTTGCCGAAGCGACATTCCCTCCGAACACCGAGCCGCTTCCGGTCACTGATCCTGTCGAAGTATTCGTAAACCCACCGCTTTCCCGACCGATAGCGGCTCCCACAGGATAGACCGCCTCGAAGTTCAGGCTCTTCAACGTTCCAGCCTTCCGAGCCTCCTCCATCGTCGCCAAGAACGGCAGCAATGTCGGATTGCTCAGTCCGTCAGCCGGGATCACATATTCACCGCCGTTCTCACCCACAAGCACGGTAGGGGAGGAGACGAAGCCTCTCTTGTCAGGAGAGAGCCGCGCCTTGAAGGCCTTTCCGTCCTGAGCCCGGCGAGTGTTCACGAAGCCGCCCTCCTCCGCACCTATCGGTTGCGCCGCGATCAATGCAGTCTGCGCCGCCCCGAAAGCGGCCACGATCGCGGCAGGAGCCGCACCGGCTGGCCAGCCCCATTGCGCCAAGGTCTTGGTGACCGACAAAGCCGTGTTGATGATGGACTGCACCAGATTGAGCGCTTTCGTCCTCTTTGCTTGTTTGATCTCCATCTCCTCGCGCTTTGCCTCTTCCTCTGCTTCCATCTCCTCGACCCTCGCGTTGTACTGCTCCTGTGACACCAATCCGGCATCATATCTGGATTTCAGATCCTTCTTTTTCTTCTCGTTGTTCTTCTTGTACTCGTTGAATGCCTTGTTTTCCTTGGCGTTGGTAAGCTCGATCGCCTTACTTGCCAGCTGGAAGCCTTCTTGAGCTAGGCCTCCCATTCCGGTCAAGGCATTTGCCAGATCTTCTGCTTTAAGCCTACCATCAGACAGATTCGCAAAGAACTGATCCCATTGCTCCTGCGACACACCGAACAGGCTGCCTTTTCCTGTACCTGCGAAAGCCCCTGCTGTGTCCTCTTTCTGTTTGTTCTTGAGTTCCGTGATCTTCTCGATAATCTGCTGGAGTTGCAACTCGTATTTCTTCATATCATCTTCTGGAATCAACCCACCGTCAAACTCTTTGCTTGTCGTGATCTTCTCCAGCTCTGTTTTGAGGTTCTCCAAGTACTCAAGATCAGAAGACACCAGTGCTGAGTTCATAGACCTTTGCAAAGAAGACTTCTCGACAGACGGTCCTACCGGCAAATCAAGCATTTGTCCGGAATAATCGTTCTGAATCTTCAACTTCTTTACCTCGTGTTCTGACTTGAGCTTTGCCATTTCCTTAGCCTCAGCATCCATCCGAATCTTCATCAGATTATTTTGATGCTTCCTCTCAATGGCCTCCAGCACTGCCGCCTGATTCTCGTACAGCACCTGCGTCTCCTTGAACTTCTTCAATTCCGCCTGGTACCGAACCTCTTCACCATCCATCGCCGCCTTTGTCTTGTCCGTCTCCACCTCGGTGATGATGGCGGCTCCCTCCTTGGTCAGTTCCGCAGCCTTCTTCTCGTTCTCCTGCTGCTTCTTCAACGCATCCTCCGAATGCTTCTTGATCTTCTCCTGCAACTCATTCTCGATCTTCGCCCTGTCCGCCCCCTTATCCTTATGAGCCGCCAGCCGAGCCGTCAATGTCGCCACCTCCAGCTGATAGAGCCTTTCGTCATATTCCTCCTGTGAGGAGATCTCCTTCTCGTTGTACCGCCTTGTCAGTTCCGCCTTGGCCGTCAGGAACGCCTCGTCATTGCTCAATGACCAGAGGGATTTGTTTTTTTGCGGATTTTGGAGGCTTGGTGGGTTTGATGGCGGTGTTGATCCCGACGGGGAGGAAGAGGAGGCGGCTCCGCCACCGGACGCATTCTGGTACTGGGCGGCGGCGAGGTCGAATCCTTCGAGGGCGTTCCTCGCTATGTTCAACTTATCACCGCTGTAGTGCCACCAACGACTGAAGCCGCTTTGATTGTCGTAAGTCGCCTGAGCTTGGGACAATCCTTTCTCGTATATTTTGCGGGCTTCTTTGATGTAGGATTTCATAACCTCCTCATTGCCGTGAAAATCTTCAAGTTTTCTGGCAAAATCCTCGGAAAAATCCTTGTAGAAACTCTGTTTTGACCCAGATGACACCAGATCAGAGGTTACCTCGATCAGTTTCGTCAGCCAGTCAATCACCTCTTTGATCGGACCTGTCGAATCCTTGAACGAGAGGATCAGCCCCTCCCATGCGGACTGGAGCAGCTTGACGGAACCCTCGACCGTGTTGACCCTTTCCTCGGCTGTATTCTTCAGCACGCCGTTGACATCCTCAAGCGAATCCCTCAGAGCCAAGGCAGCGTCCGCTCCGTCAAGGAACGTATTGAAGGCGGAGACAGACCTTTTGTCGGTCAGTTCCAACGTGGTGTTAAGGTCAACTCCCTGCGCCTTCAGCTGTCTCAGCCCGGACATCAGTTCAGGGAATGTGCTTACAGGCTTGCCTAAGGCCACCGCCAGCTTGCCGCTTGAGTCCGCGAGGTTAAGCAGGATGTTCCTTGTGGCAGTGGCCGCGGAAGAAGCGTCAAACCCAGCATTGGCCAGTGTGCCGAGCAGGGCGACCGTGTCCCTGAGCGAGAAACCGAATGTCTTCGCCACCGGTCCGACCGTGGCCATCGCTGTCTGGTAGTAGGAGAAGCTCAGCGCGCTGTTGTTGGCTCCCTGCACCAGCACCCCGAGGGTGTCGGCGGTGTCTTTGGCATCAAGCCCGAACATCCTCAGTGTCGCTCCCGCCATCGCCGCCGCTTCCGGGAGGGTGGTCCCGATGGCCGTGGCGAAGTGCAGGACGGACTCCTGCATCTGCATGATCGCACCCTCCTTGAAACCCAGCTTCGCGAGTTCTGTCTGGAGCAGCGTGACCTGCGAGGCGGTGTATTCAGTGGTCCGTCCAAGCTCCATCGCCGAATATGTCAGCGCCTCGATGTCCTTGACGTTCTTGCCGATGATGGTGGAGAGGTTGACGTTGGCCTGCTCGAAGTCCACTATCTTATGGAACGCCCTCGCCACGCCTCTGACTGCCCCGGCGATAGCTGCGAATGCCGCCAAAGCTCCGGCCTTGACGCTTGACAGTTTCTCAAGCGCACCCTTGGTCTGCCCGGACTGTGAGGTAAGCTCTTTAAGCCTTGCCTTGGTCTGCTGGACCTCGGCATTAAGCTTCTTCCAGTTCTCCGTCCCGGGAACGGCCTTGCTAAGAGCCGTCTGCGTCAGTTTCAGATGGTTCCGGAGTTCCGCCAGCGTCTTGTTCTCAAGGGAAATGGCATCCCTGAGTTTGTTGTATTTTTCCCGGCATTCCGTCAGGGTCTTCTCCTGGTCTTTCAGGGTCTTCGTCAGGTTCTGGTGTTCCTGTGAGCCGGTCTTGCCAGCCTTCTCAAGATTCTTGAGTTCAGTCCTGGTCCTTTTGGTCGAACTCTGCAAATCCTTCATCTGCCTGTCCAGCGCAAGCATCTCCTTCCTGCCGCCATCCCCGTTGACAATCAGGTTCAGCCGAAGATCCTCATCCGTAATTCTTTTAGCCATATAGATAATTGTTTATTGTTTGCCCTGATCCGCCGCCTTTATCCGGGCGATGACATCCTCCGTGAACTCGTACATCAGACGTTCGGCGATGGAGGCGAAAGCACCGAAGACATAGCGATTGTGGATCTTGCGGTTGCTCTTGACGGACTTGCCGCCACGCTGGAGACGCTTCATATCCAGAAAACGCTCGTAGGCCACGTGGACGAACGTCAAAGTCCCCGAAGCGCCGCTCCCGCCGGTCACAGAAACACTCCTGGACGACTCCAGCCGCCCGGAACGCTTCTTGACCCTTGCCTCGATGGCCTTGCCCTGATTCCTCAGAAGCCTCTGTCCCCCATCCTGAAGGATCTCACTAACGAAACGCGCCCTGACATCCATCACTCATCACTCAAATGATAGTTCGATGCTGTACCCGCTCCAGCCGCCGAAGACGCTTGCCTCCGGAACCACATCCACCGAAGCCAACGCCAAACCCGTCACAAGACGGCAGTTCTGGCTTGAGGTCTCCTCGGCGATATAGGCCAGAATCAGATCCGCAATCTCCAGAAGCCGTGAATACTGCTCATTCTCCGATTCCTCCGTCTTGTCCAGCCCAAGCCCCTTCTCCAACACGAAGATCACCGTCCCCAACTCTTCCCGGAACGTGTCAGAATCCCCGCGCTGATGCACCTCCGGACGCGCCACGAGAACCTGCACACCCGAAAGATGAGCCAGCTTGGAAGTGGCGTCCGACTGCGCGGTCGTGCAAATCGGATCTATGTGCCCACAGCACCGGCAGGAGTGGATCTTCAACCCCGCAAGGTACTCAGTGAGCCTTTGAAGCCTTGATAATCTGCTCATTTCTCTTTCTCTCCTTATAGTTATGCCACATAATCGACAGCACCGAGAACAACGGCTCCTCATCCACCCTGTCAATGTTGCCAAGCGTGTTCTCCTTAGCCACCTCGACCAACAGATCATTCCACCCGAAGATTATCCCCGAACTTTTCTCATCCCCGGCGAACAGCTTCGACAAATCAACCTCCTCCCCGTTAATCTCCAGAACACCCGACTGAAGGTACTTCAAGCAAGCCGCGAACCACATCATCACAAGATTCTTCTGCCACCCCTTCAACCTCGACGCTCTATGAATATGCCCACGTGCATTCCGTTGGTCCACATCCGGCACCATCCGACCTGCCCTGTTGGCCTTCCGGCAACGTCTTCTGTACAGGAAAGCGATGCATTCATCCAGATCCTCCGGCTCGTGGCTCCTGAAAAACCTGTTGATTGCGGCGGATGCGTGCCTGAACTCCCCGAAAGTCAGATCCTGAAGCAGTTCCCCCGGACCGTACAGCCTCACAAGCCCCAACCGGACCACCGGCATCGGATTCGCGACCGAATCAAACGTCAGCGCCGCCGATTCCTCCGAGAACAGGAACCCGAGGAACCTCTCGCACATCAGATAGACGTTCTCGTCCCTTAAAGTAGGCCTGTGGCCGGCGAATATGTCGGCAAACCATCCCTTGACAGTCCTCCGCACCCCGAGCAGCATCCAAAGCACCCTCACATTGAATTCCAACGGAGACTTTCCGTGCCTAAGGCACCACTCGAAGATCCTGAACACCTCACGCACCTGTTTCGGAGTCATCTCACTCCACGAGCCAGGCACCTGCACGACCTTACCGGTCTCGAAAACCTCAATCGTGTTCATCACTCGGTGGTAAAGAATTTGTTCCTCCTGTCATTCACAGGCAAAAGCTTAGGGTCCACCTTCTCCTCGCTGATCAGCGCCGACAAATCCGTCAAAGCGTCCTTGACCTCACTTTTCAGATTGCCGACGTACCAGTCGATCTCATCCATCGTGGCCACACGGTTGGACTTGTTGCCCTGATAGGTAGGGGAGAACCGCCTTGCGATCTCGATAGGGAACACCTCAAGGCTCCACCTCGTCCCAGCCACGATCACCGCACTGAGAATGGCCGCCCTTCTGGCCAGCGAGAGCACCCTCTCGTCAGCCGAGCCGTCGGCTATGGAAGCCCACTTATCCCCCGCGAACGGTCCTATCACCGCCCTTTGCCGCTCGATCACAAGCGCCTGGAGCAGATAATAGACATAGTAGCTTCCATCGACGGGATAGACAGCCTCGAACTCCTGAATATTCCTGACAATGGATTCGCCCGTCATCGTCCTCTTGGCCGACGCTTTCCAGTTCTCGTTGCCGGAAGTCTCCAAGTAGGTGTACAAAGCGTCCAGAGCCCTGAAATACCGCTCCCTCATTGCCCTGTCATCCCTGTCTATCTGCCATTCGTAAGGGCTTCTCTCATTGTCATCGATCTTGACCTTCCGTCCGGTCGATTCGTGTGACACGGATGAAAGCTTGGCGTAACGCATCAACGCAAGACACGCCACAGGAAGCCTTACAGCGGCCACGAGTTCCGGCTTCTCATCCTCATCATAAGCCTCAGCGGCCTCCTTGACCACCTCCTGACTCACAAGCCGCGCCACCTCATCGGTGGCGAACCGGATCTCCGTCTCGATCAGCCTGAAAGGAGAGGAAGCGTACCATTGGCCGGTCAGATCCTCAAGTTCCTTGGAACCGTCCCGATTTCTGTTGAACAAATCCGTCATAATCACTGATTTTTAATCCTGGCCGAGGAAGTAAGGGCATCCTCCGCCGACAACTGCCTGTGGAAGAACCCAAGTTTCAGTCCCTTGCCCGGGAAATTGAACGCTATCGCCTGGTTGACCGGCTCCAGAATCGTCTGCGAGGCGATCTCCGTGTCCGAAAGCAGGAACAGCTTGAAGGCGTACAACAGTTCCGATCCTGATGCCAGCTTGCCGTTCACCATCACGTTCGACAACGACGGGTGAAGACCCATCCCCGAGGTGATCGCCGATGCCGAGGCCTCCGAGATCTTCAGCTGCGCCTCCACGAAATCCTTCATCTTCTGGTCGATGGCCTCCACGGACCAGGACACCCGCCCTGTTCCGCTCTCCGAAGGCATGTCCAGCGAGTAGAAGAACTTTCCGGCGTTCTCCTTTCCGCTCAGCACGTCCTGCATCTGGCGCAGGAGCTCATCAGTCAGGGTGCTTATCTCGTTCTCGATTCTGGTGTCATCCCACGTCGGGTTTGCCATCCTCAGACGGTCGCGCCTCTCCTCCCAGTACTCCTTAGGAGCCTTCACCAGATAGGCGAGGTTGATGCCGTTGTCCGTGACGTACTTGAAGATGGTCGGTACCTCGGAACCCTTGACAATCCAGCGCAGCGCTCCCCAGTACTGAGGCACGGCGTAGAAATCCCTTGCGAATGAATATGTGTGATTGTACGATGCCGACGCTCCGAACCGTCCCGGATTCCTCCTGTCATAGACCGGATAGACCCTCACGCCGGTACCGACGCAGGAATGCTCGAAGTCCCCCACGACGATGTGCCTGACATCCTTGATCTCCCGGCTGTCCGTCCACTCCAGCCTTGCGTTCTTGGATGGAATATGCTCAAGATAGGCGATCCGTGGCTCCCTGCCTATTCTCCTGCCTTTCTCAAGGTACTTGGCGTCGAAGAATCCTTTCAGGTGCAGATAGTCGGTCATACATCCCTTGATGTAGCTGACATAGTCCCAGCTGTCCAGCCATGCCTGTATCTCCCTGTCCTCCTCCCAGTGATGCACGATGTTCCCCTCCTGGTAAGCCAGCCGGTTAAGGAACACCCCCTGCCCGTAGAGGAGCCCCATCTGCCTCTCAAGGATTCCCGGTCCGAGGTTGTTCTCGTCAAGGATGTCCCGAAGGTGGACGGGGAGGTTGTTGTCGTGGCCGAACGGCACGATCTTCTGTCCGCAGACGGTCTGGGGCAGCTGCTCCCAGTTCCTCTGCTGTGCCATCCAGAACACGGAGTCAAGGCTGTTGTCCACCCTGTTGGAAAGCGCGAAAGCCCGTCCGTCGTTCAGCCGCAGGACGGACGTGTGGTCGGATATCTTCTCGATTCTGCTCATACTAGTATCAGTTTTTGTCCGTTGAATGTCATCAGAAGCGGCTGGTAGAAACGCCGCGGCTCTCCGGTCTCCAAATCCATATACCCCTCGATAAGATCTGCGTTCCTGTTGTGTTCCTTCATCTCCCTGTGCCGCAGGATCCCGCGGTGGACGTAGACGATGCCGTCGGACGTGCCTTTCGATGGATTGTAGGACATGAACGAGAAACTGAAGCTCCTGTCTTCCTCGGACAGTCGCCTCATCTCGGCCAGTGCTTCATATACGTTCATATCACAAAGTTAGCATCAGCCACGCCTGGATAAAGGACACCGGAGAAGGCCGCCGGGTGCGTCCGGACAACCGGAACATGGTGGCCGGGGCTTCTGTTGAAGCGCGCGCTGAAGCCCAAAACGACAGCGGAAACCGTTGAAATCACAGCAGACATACACTCTTTTATGAATATTTTCCCGTCAAATGAGTGAAATACAGTACTTTGCGTCCTGAGGGCGCGAAACGGTGCCTTTTTCGGTCGAAGAAGACCCCGGGCCGCCCTGCCGAGGAATCGCAATTGCGATTCCGTTCCGGGGTGATATATGGCGCACGGGTGTGTCAGCGGCTACTCTTTCAGACCGCCTTCGGATCGACAGCCACGGACGGCAGCATCGTCTTCCCGCTTGCCAGGCCGCGAAGATGCCTGGTCATCACGAGGTACTTGAACGAGTCCGACGGATTGGTGGACTCGGTAGGCAGCTGCTCGACAGGCAGCTTCTCGCTTCTCTTGTCCTTGAACACGACACCATTCCGCACAGCAGTCCTCGCCCTCTCCAGCGACAGCTTGAGATTCTTGGCTGCGTAGGCGTCTATGCGGATCACCGGCAGTCTCGGATTCCGCTCGCTCATTATCTCCTGCATGAACGAGTATTCCTCCGGCTGGCCGATGTTGCCCTGGTTGATGGACATCAGCTGCACCGTCCAACCAGTGCGGCGACCGTTCCCATCGTACTCGATGGACTTCTTGAGTTTGCTGACCTGATCCTCTCCCACCGACTTGTACGCGTTGCCGGCGCGGTCATAGTACAGCATCAGGGTTCTGCTCCTCATCGGAGCGAAGAAAGCGCGGAACTTCTCTCCGAGGTCAGGGACATATTCGGGAGCCAAAGTGTAGAGGAACTTCACTACACGTATGCACGCGCGGCCCTTCTCGATGTCGTTCTGGGCGATGGACATCGAACACATATTCCCGAAGTCCACTCCCGCCATCAATGGCTTGTCGATATCGAGATATTTCAGCACCCTGCAATCCTCCCTATCCAGCAGCCCGAAACCGTCATAGGCATCCTCATCCGTGCCGTCGTAGTAGAAGTGGCGTTCGGCAAGGGATGTGTAGAAGCGGTCGCCGGATTCCAGGGACGGACGCATCGACAGGATGGCCGTGTTCAGGTCAGGCAGCTTACCAGCGATGGCATCCCCGAACCATTGCTCAGTGAGGATGTCCACATTGATGTACGAGGATGCGAGCATGAAGAACGTTCTGGCTTCCTTCCTCATCCTCAGTTCCGTCCACCTCGCCTTCCACTGCTCGGCCACACGGCACTTGCCGCGGTAGATGTTAAGATCCTCGCCGCTGTGGGTCTTCAACCATTTGTCTTTGGCGGCGGCAGCCTCGTGCAGGCATTCGTTATAGACCAGGCCGGCTTTCAGCACAAGCACGATGGCCGGGATGTCCATATTGTGGGCATATTTCAGGATCCAGTCATATTCCCCGATGTGCGTGGTGTCCGGCATATCGGTGGTGAAACTGAATCCTCGGTAGAAGACACTGTGACCATATTCCTGCCTGTAGCCACGGACTGCCTTCAGCAGGTTGGAGATCTTGTCTTCCCGGAAATATTTCACCTCATCTCCGAAGACAAAGACGTAGGAGGCTCCGGCAAGGGTGGCCGGGCGGTCAAGGGAACCGAACCTGATGTTGGTGCCGGTGTAGAATATGATCGTGCGTTTGTAGGAGACCAGTTTGTTGAAAGGTTTCCAGAAATGGGGTTTCAGCCAGTCCGGGAGATCAGCCTTTTCCGCATCTGTAAAGGTGGGCGGCTCCTTCTCGATGACATAGTGGACACCCTCACGAAGTCCTTTTCGCTCCAGCCCCTCCAGAACAGAAGGGAGGATGTTGGCGTTCAGGTTCGTGAACGTGTCGGCCACCCAGACCACGGGCGCTCCTGGCATATCATAGATGACATCCAGCAGTCTTTCGGCCTGGATGTCGGTTGTCTTGGCTCCGCCACGCCCCACGACATTGAGGTTCTGACAGGCGCCGGCCAGCGACACGATCTGGGCGAACGGGTTCTGGTACTGGACGGAGGCTGCTTGTGTGGATCCGGGCTTAACTCTCTTCCTTTGCATCCTCAAGGTATTTTACGATGTCAAGGTCAACAATGCCAGCGTCGGTCCTGAGGCGTCTCTTGACCGCCTCCGGAGCGACCACCGTCTCGATCTGCCTCTCAAGCTCGTCGCGGTTGGCGGCAGGAAGTCCGATGGACTCAGGCGTGGCTGAAAGCAGTCGGAACATCGGCTGGTAGATCTCTGCCGGAAGCTTCGCCGGATCGTCCCTGTCCAGCTGGAGGGCGCGGGCCTTGTTGGCAAGGATGTCAGCGGCCACGGCATAGTCCTTCGATGTCTTGGCGGCGTCCCTCGCGGCGACATAGAGTGTGTCGAACTGATCCGCCATCTTGTTGCGCATCGCCTCCTTGGAGACCTTGCGGTTGCAGTAGAACAGCTCCATCGCCTCGGAATAGATGTCGGCGGCCCGCTGGTAGGGAAGGCCGAAAGGTTCGCTGGTCAGGAACCTGACCGTCCGGCGCTTGCCGTACTGGCCGTCCAATGAATATATCAGCGTCAGCAGGTCGATGTACACACGCTCCTTGTCGGAGAGGTCTCCCTTTGAGCCGGAGGCGATATATTCCTGGATCCTCTTGAAGGCGCCCTCTTTCTCCGCTCCTCCGAACAGGTCGAGTTTCGAGATAGAGAAGCTTTTGTCCCGGACGATGTCCCGGAACTGTTCGATGGAGCCAGCGTCGCCATCCATCGCTCCACGAACGACGGCAAGTTCGATCTTTGCCCTTTTCTCCAGCTGGCCGCGCTTGATGGCATCACGGATGTTTGGATTATCCGTCGGTGTGGGATCAGCAAGAATGTCCGCTAACTGTCTTTCCGTGATGTCCAGAAATCTGGCCAGCTCGGCATCTGTCCAGCCAAGTGCCGCAAGGGAAGAAAGATCATCGAGTAGTTTTGGGGTCAGTACCTTCATATTCTTCTATCATTCGGTTGATTTCATTGAGAGTCATCCGCAGACGCGCAAGCCTGTCCTCTCTTGACACTTTCAGGTCAGGGCGGTCGCCTTTCTTGATTTCCCGCTCCGCGCGCCAGATGGAATCCTGGACATTGCGCCTTTTCCGGATTAACTCGGTGATCGGCATTCGTCTCAGATTCTCCAGTTTCTTTGTCAAGGCGAAGATCGGGTGTTTGCCGAGGATTCGGTGATGCTCCTTATAGTATTGAAATTCAAGGCGAGAACTTGAATTTTGAGAAAAATTTCTTATCGTTTTTTCGGCGCATTCATAGCACTCTTCCGGAGTGGTGCAACTGAACAGATCCTCATGGGCGTTGACATAGTTGTGCCAGGAGGAGATCATGTCCGCGGCCAGAGCCTTCAGCTCTGTAGGACAGTCCGGCTCGGACAGGAATGGCCAGTCCTCCCGGAACCGTCCGCCCTTGGCCAGTGTCCGCGAGAACGGGATCCCGTCGGCGAACGGAAGCAAGGTCTTCTTCAGAAGCCGTGAATATTCCTCCGGAGCCTTCCGGACAAGAGCGTCCAGCCACCTGTTGGGCGCGTATATACTCAAGAGCCGAAGTCCCTCAATGACCTCGGCTCCCGAACTTATCCATCTGTCAATCTCGTTACTCATTCAGCAGGTACTGGTCAATCAGTCGCGTGATGGCCGCATAGCCTTGAGGAGTTGCGAAGACGAACTTCTTTCGGACGAACGCCTCGATGACAATGTGCTCGCAAGGATTCGCGCGGTACACCGGTGTGACGATGTTGCCGAAGCGGAATCCGGCCTCGACCGGCCGGTGGAGATTCTTCTTGAAGTAGTCCCTGAGGAACTCCTCGACTGTCTGATCTTGTGCCGGAAGCGCTTCCACCAGTTTCTCCTTGGAGAACGGTTTCGGCAGCCTTTCGCTGAAAACCTTGTTGCCCTCGACATCCACGAACACGATTGGCGAGGATAGCTCCCCGATGGAAATCGGGGCGCATGGGACGCAGTTGGCCGGGACAAGGACGAACTCATCGGCGACGCTGTTGTCGGCGATGACTCCTGCGAGGATGTCCCGGATGTCGTCATCCGGTCCGACAGTGATGACAACAGGCCTTGTGCCTGTCATCCTCTCCCAGACTTTGGACAACTGGATGTCCGTACCCTCGTAGGCGCAGACAACCAGTCTGGCTCCTCCGTCTGAGACTTCGGCGGTTGGGGTCTCTTCCCTGACAGCCGCCTTGGTATTGTCATCCTTGGCCATCCGTTAGGCTCCTCCCACAGCGGAGGCCGCGGCCTCGGCGACCGTCGGCATCTTTCCGGAATACTCGCCGGCGAGGAACTTGTCAGGAAGCGCCTGCTTCCAGGTGAGTGTCCTCTTCGTGGCCTCGCCATCCATCTTGGTCTCAAGTGAGAGCCTGAGCGGGTTGCAGACGCGCCCCATGATCTGAGGGCGACCGGAATCCGTACCGTCACACTCCTGCACGATGGCGATCACGCCACGGTTCTTGAACACCTCGATGAAGTTCTTGATGGCGACCGAGTTGCCCGGATGGTCAAACACGATGCCGGTCTTGATGCCTTCCGCGTCAGGATCTCCGGAGAGTTCTTCCGTCACCTGGATGGAGGAGGCGGTCGCATAGATGGAGATGGCCTTGGCCTCGGCCTTCAGGGTGAGGTCACCGGTCACGTTGCAATTTCCGACCTCGCGTGTAGGTTCGGTATCGACATCCTCCACATCGACCAGGATGATCTGGGATTTTCTGGTGGCGGCGCAACCAGCGCCGTCACCAGGTCTAGGAATTGATGATTTTACGTAAGCCATAATTAACGCTTGTTATTTGGTTATGCACCGCCTTGACCCTGATCCGGGTTGGTCTCTGAACCCTGATCCTTGGTGTTGTCAGCAGCCTTCTTTCCGTTCTCCCACTTGTCGGTGTCAGGGACATCGGAGACGATGCTCTCGACAGGAGTGTAGCCATCAGGCACGGCGGCATACACAGCCTCGGCGATCTTGAAGCCCGTAGAGAGGGAGTACTCGCCGAACACCTTCACGTCATAGTTCTGCTCCTCGATCTTGACGATGCAGTTCTCCGCCTTGGAGAGATCCACAAGCTCCACGAAATTCTCCTTCGGGGTCGCGAAGATGATAGGGGAGTTGTACATCGATTTCAGAGGTACGAGGTGGAATTTGGTGAAGCGGATGCTTCCGTCATTCTCCACGCCGGTGTACTTGCCGTTGACGGCGAAGTCCGCCCTCTTGTAGCGGGTGAGCAGCTGCTCGGAGCAGTGGATGGTCACGATGTGTGCGAACAGTCCGGAGATGCTGTCAACGAAGCCGTCGATGTAGGCGAGGAGTTCGGAGTCCGACATCGCCATCGGGTCGGCTGCCGCCTTGTAGTAGTTGATCTTGCAATTCTCGTCGGACTTGCCCTCCACAAGGATGGTCTCGAAACCGTCCATCGAGTTCTTGGCGGCTTTGCCTGTGTCACCGTCAGCGACAACACCAGCATCGATGAACTTACCCTTGGCGATCATCGAGATGGTGATGTCATCCAGCACCTTAGGAAGGATGTGATTCTCGATGATGTAGCGGGAGATAGGCATGTCCGCCATGGTCTTTCCCTGCTCGTAGAGATAGAGCAGCCAGCTCTTCAGCACCTCCGCCGGCTGGATCAGCACGTTCAGCTTGTGACGGCGATAAGGAATCCTGATCGGAGTGAACTTGGCCGCTCCCTTAGGAGTCCATTTCGGTGTGAACTGCTGTGAGACCTCGGACATAATGGCCGCGCTTGCGATGTAGTCCGTGTTGGACTGGATGCGGGTCATATGCTTGGCGTCGTCGAATCCGTTGTAGATCCTCTTGTTCAGCAGCTCCAGCTTCATCTTCGGAGGCATCACCATGGAGAACTCCGCGTTGAGATCCTTGATGTCGATGGTAGCGTCGTCCATGGCTGCGAAGGCGTATGGATTGACGGAATCAAGAGCCTCCCGCACAAGTTTGTTGTGGACGGCGGCCATGTTGATGTTGAAGACCCTCGTCTGCGGCGGCATCTCCGCTCCAGAGGCGGTCGGTTTCGGCTCCGGCTCAGATGCCAGCGAGACAACGTCATTCTGTAGTTTCTCGATCTGAGCTGTCAGCGCGGCTGTAGCTTCCGCCGTCTTGGCGGCTACAGCCGCGTCGAAAAGGGTCACGGCATCACCCTCCTCATCGAGGTTGATGCTTTCCAGTTTGTCGAGAAAGTCCTGGCCGTAGTTCTCCAGAACCTTCTGCCGCTCCTGATCGGAAAGGGAAACCTTGCCGTCCTTGACGTCAAGCTCGCTCTTGCCGAAGAGACGGGCCACAAGTCGGCCCATCTTGGAATTGTTGAGAGTTTTCTTATCCATTATGAAAAAGATTGGTTAAACGCTTGTGAGTGCGAAGACCGCATCTATTGTCTCGTGGAGGGTCTTCCTGGCATCCGCCATGTTCAGGCGCAGCGCGTCGGCGGTGAGGAACATCTTTCCCGAGAGAACCCCGTCCTGATCCTTGTGGATGGTAGGCCTTCCGGCCACGACGGCATCCCTGAACTGATCCACCAGCGGCTTCAGCTCGGCCTTCGCCGCCTCGTACCTTCCGGAAAGTGCCTCCCTGTAGGCGAAGTTCTTGTCCGGAGACTCCTCGGCATAGATGACAATTGTCTTCTCTCCGGTGATAGGATTGGCAGCCGTGCTGTCGATGAACACGGCCATGGCTCCGATGGAGCCGACCTCGGAAAGGTCGTTGTCCATGTAGATGGCGTCACATTGGGAGGCCACCCAGTAGGCGGCGGAGGCACAGCAGTCCACATGTGCGTAGACCGGCTTTCCGGCGGCCTTCGCGTGGCTGATCGCCTCGATCATCGGAGGGATGGCAGACGAACTGCCGCCGGGAGAGTCTATGTCCAGGATTATGCCGATGACATTTTCGTCATCGGCCATCTCCCGGAGCCTTTTAGCTATGAACGTTGTGCCGTAACTCCCGCAATTGTCGTACTTCGTCATCGTTCCGTGAAGAGGGATGATGGCCACACGCTTGGCCTTTTCCGGCAGCGCACCGGAGTCGGAGACCGTGGTGACGCTTGCCGCCTTCACCTCCATCTCCACGGGTGTCTTGTTGAGAAATGAGCGGGCGATGGGAAGCAGCCGGTCCGGATTGGAGACCAGCCACTTCCCCTGCACGATGTCCCTTGCCAGTTGGAATGTGTCAGCTTTCATCTTCGATCAATGTTTACGCAAAGATACTGAGCGACTTCTTCGTGGAAAGGACACTAATAAACAGGGAACTGGTAGGCGCAGGAGATCTTAAGGATGTTTGTCTCGCTGATCTCGAACGTCAGCGGCAAGTCCTCTGAGCCGTAGATCTCGCCGCCCCCGTGGCAGAACCCGACCTTGATGACAAGGTTGTCCCGCAGAACCTCCGAGGATTCCGACAGAGATGCGTTGATCTTGATGGTGGCCAGTCTGCCGGCCTCCTCGACCTTCTCTGATCTCTCGATGGAGGCCGTCGCAGGGATGAGCGCCAGCCTGTGCCATACGCCGTCCTGCCTGTCCAGGCTTTGAGCCTGTAGTGTGTCAATGATTCTGATCATCTTTCAAACCCTTTAAGTTAATGCTTCTGTCATAATAGTAGACTCTTTGCAGCAGCTTGTCAACAAGTCTGTCCAGCGTCTGCTGCGCCCGCCGGTAGATTCTCTTGTGAAGTGTGTCGAACTTGTCTGTGGAGAACAGCCCCCGTGAGACTATGAACGCCGTGACGATGTCCTTCTTCTGGAAGCCAAGCTCAAAGCCCTTGAGGTAGTACTGCTTGAACTCAATGTCAAAGTAGGCCGAGACGGCCATGTTCAGCGCCGCCGTGTCGTACCTGTCATAATAAAGGAACTTGTTTCTCATGGCGGCGGTGGCGGTGTCGCTCGGCAGCTCAAGGTTCAGGATTCTCTCACCCTCCACTTCCGGAGGGAATTCCGACACCTTGCAATGGGCGACAAGCAGTTTGCCCAGGCTGTTTCTGGCATAGACCTTCAGCGGCCCGCCTGGCCTCTCCGGCGGAAACAGATAAGCCAGATAATCCGCCATCATCGGCGAATCCACTTTCAATTTGACATCGAGCATTTCGCAGTTCATTAAATATTTTGGACACATTTTTCGCAAAAACATCAACTACACCAACTACACTTGAAGCGGGGTTTGATTATCAATTAGTTAGCTATTTTTGAAGTGTAGTTGACACCTCGAAAAATGTAGTTAGTGTAGTTGGAGTCACCGCAAGTGTAGTTGAATGTAGTTGGAGTGTAGTTCTTCAACTACACCGCAACTACACCTTATTTCGTTAATATTCATTCATTTACTTCAAGTGTAGTTAGTGTAGTTAGTGTAGTTGGGGTTTTTCGTTTCCTCAGCAAAATAATTTTTCACTAATTTACGTAATTTATTGAAGAACTACAATAGATAACACAATATAAACATTTGTTCTATTTAAAAGTATGTAAAAATAGTTATTTTACTTGTGCTAAATTTTGGCACAACCACCCTGTTTTTCCCGATTTCCCGCCGTTTTGGCTAAATTTTGAAAAGTGTAAGCAAATGCCGCTATTTCGCTTCCGCTTTTTGATTGGTTATTATAAAATCGCCGTTTCACACACTTGTTTCCAATAAAAATCGTAAGTAATTAATGAAATATCAGCGACTCTTCCTGTATGACACAAAAAAAGGCGGCGTCCATACGGATGCCGCCGCGCCTGTCGGTGAATGAGATACTCGCCTTATCCTGAGTCAGGTTGCAATCAGGCGAATTTGACAGACGATAGTTCTTGGCTGAAGTTCTTTATGCCCTCCTCGATTTTCTTCACGGTCTTCGGGGAAGGATGCCTGTAGCCGCTGATGTAGTGGCTAAGAATGGTCTGGCTCACTCCGGTTACTTTCTCCAGTCCGGCAAGCGTTAGGATAAACGCATATTGTTGGAGGAAAGAGGGAACGTCGTTGTAGAACTCAAAATCGACATCCGGACACTCTTTGCCCTCTTCCGCAAGCATCTGCTTTGCCTCCTCATAAGAGTTGTAAAAGTCCTCTATGGCTTCTTTGGCTGTCTTGCCTTGACCGAGAAGTCCGAATGGAATCGCTTTGTTATACTCCATTGTTGCGTCGAAGGTTCCGTCCGAACCTCTCGCGATATAAACCTTTGCCTTCATATCTGATTTGATTAATTAAATATTTGTTAAGCATTGGGGTGGGTTATAGTTCCACCCCCGATTGCTTGCTTATGTTCTCCAATGTCCGGTCTTTCGCTTCTTGGTTGCTGTGTCGCGGTATCTGGAACTTTATTCCTGTTATCGGACTGAACCACCAGTCGTGGTTTTTACCGTGCGAGAGGAAAGAGCATCCGCCTTTCTTCAGCTTCCTTATGACTTCCGAGTATCTCATTACCGTTATTGTTTTGATTGCACTACAAAGATAAGGAATTTCTTAACATTTACCAAATTTTTGGCGATTATTTTTACTTTTTCTTTTTTCCGAAAACGGCCTCGACCTCCTCGTCGGTGTCCGGATCGCGTCTGATCCGGCGGTAGTCGGGACTGAAAGTGATGCTGACAAGGCGTTCCTGATGACAGACGCAAATCAGGCCGATGACAGCCTCGTAGTCTCGTGGTGAGACCTGAACGAGATAGTCAACCCATTCCAGAAGAGGGAGGCTCCGCAGCCACTTCACATACGCCCGCCGCCTGGCCGCAATCACATTGGCGTACCTGTTCCGGAACGCCTCCTCCTGCTTCCTTGAATACAGAACATATCTCCGAAGGTTCTCCATTAGTCGCTATCCACTTCTTTTTCGAAAATGTAGTGTATCTTTCCTCCCTCGGCTGTTCTGTTAATAACCGCTTTCAACTGATATCCAACCCTGCCGTAACTGTTAAGCGTGTCTAAATTTATCGGTGTTTTCAAATATTCCGCTCTATATTTATATGTCTTCATATAACTCGTGTTTTTTATTTCTCCCAAAGTTCGGCATCGGTCTCTTCGGCAGGCTCGGCGACCGGCGGGGGAGTGCTTGCAGCCGTGCGGTTGTCACCGATCTCCAAAGTGTCCGTAGAGATGTCCAGGTCTATTCCGTAATTGACCTTCAGCGCGTCATAGTCAAAGACCATCGCCGTGGTGACGCGGCTCTTGCCGGTCTCCGGATTGCTCGACACGTAGGTCTTGTTCTCCAGCAGCTTGAACCGCATCGACTTGGCCGTACCGATGAACTCCGGCGAATGCTCAAGATAGTACTTCAGCGAATCCCTCGGGATCACCTTGCCGTTCACGTCCTTGCCCTCCTTCATATAGAGAGCCGAAAGCCGCTGGAAAGCCAGATAGATGTACCGCACTCCGTGCTTCGGCTCGAACGGCACGTCCGACTCCTTGATGGCGAACGGACGGTCCCCGGCGCAAAGCTTATAGTCGATGTTGATGTACGCCTGCCCGGATGCCACCAGATTCTCCACAATCTCCCAGAAGCCTGAAAGCTCGTTGTTCTGCTTAGTCTTCTGGTTCTGATCCACACAACCCTTGCAGCAAAGCTTGAATATCTCCTCGCTGTCAAACGGCACATCGATGTCCGTCCTCAAAGCCCGGTAGGCCGCCAGCAGGATAGCCCAGTTCCTCAGTGTCCTGTCCTCGACATTGTACGAACGCACCCTGTCATTCATGTCCGACAAAGTCTCATCCCAAACCCTTCGGAAATCCGTCTGGAACTTGGAGCGCAACTGCAACAACTGGTTCGTCAGATGCGTAAGCCCTCGCTTCTCGGTAAGCTTCAGATTCTCGTAGTTCCTCTTCTCCTGGTCGCTGAACGTTGTCTTGCTGAATGTCAGGAACACAAGCCGGTTGAACAGAGCGATGTCGGCGGTCGGCATCTCCTGACCGCTCATCACAACCCCGCAGTCCACAGCCGTGGTCTCGCGCCTCTTGTCGTTGTCCATATTCATCCTCGAACGCCCCGCGCCGTCCCATATTCCTTTAAGGAACTCCCGCTTCTCCAGATCAAGGTTGTTCTTATATTCATCGAGATGCACCACCGCGTTGCTCACCTCCGCCACCGCCTCGGCAAGAGCCGCCTTGGTCGTGTTGTTGATGTTCGGCGCGATGTTGCCCGTCACGAAGAAGGAAGTCAGCGAATGACCCAGCTCCGACTTTCCCGTGCCCTTCGGGCCGAACAGATCCAGAATGGGGAACGATGTTGTCACCGATGTCACAACGTCCTTGAACAGCGACGCGAACAGGAAGCAAAGCGCCACCTTGGCGTTGTCCCCGAACACGGTGATGAGTTTCTCTGAATATTCCCGCAGCGTGATGGTGTTAGCCTCCGTATAGACAAATTTCCTTGCCAGCTGGTAGCCTTGGGTGTTGTCCCTTGTGTCCAGCGCGCAACCAGGAAGATAGAACTTCTGACCCTTGATGTCGATGATTCCGTACTTGTCCACCGGCTTGAACGTGCCGTTGTCAAGGCCGCCGTTGCCCCAGGCATAGAAGCCCCACTTCTTCTGCCAACCCAGCTGCTTGATCTCATCAGCCGAAGGCGTGCCGTCATAGAGGAACTTCTTCAGTGAGGTAAGCTCGTTGGCCGTTGCCTCCCAGACATAGTTCCCGGCCGTCTCGACCCTCGTTTTGAAATCCGTGAACGACACGAGCTCGCTCTGGTTCAGCTTCACCACCGCCTCCTGCATCTTGACGTTCCGCAGCGTGAATATTCTTCTGGCGTTCTTCTCGTCCCGGATGTGCAGGATCGGGGTCATCGTGAAGTTGCTCCATCTCACATCGTTCCCGGATCTTGAAGCCCCATAGTAACAGTTGTTCTTGACGTAGAAGCCATAGTTCTGGAGCATCTCCTTGGTTCCGTCCTCCTTCGCCTCGGAGCGCTCCTGGTCATTCTTCGCCTTGAAATATTCCTGCGTCCAGATCCTGCCGAACTTGTAGCGCTTGGTGAACGCCTCCCTGTACATGTCGGCGGCGCTCTGGTCCTGTACCTTCGCCAGCAGCTTGCAGACCTCGGTGATCACGGCTGCCTTCTCCGTCTGGGACGCGGCTCCCTCCATCCATTTCTCGCAGATCCAAGGAATATAGTCGTGCGTCCTCTGAAGGTTGCATTCGTCGAACTCGTGCTGGTGCGTCCGGAAGAACTCGTCGGCGTCCTTGCCGAGATCCGCCGGCAGCTCCATCACGCTGACCGAAAGCCCCTCCTCCGTCAGCATCCTCGCGTTCTTCAGCACCGCCTCGACACCGGCCTTGTCGGTGTCCCCGATGATAGTGACCCTTTCGGCCTTGGCTTTCAGGAGGCTGATCTGCTCCTGGGTCAAAGCCGTCCCGCAAGGGGCGACGGCATTCTTCACTCCGATCTCATGCAGACGGCACACGTCCAGGTTGCCCTCCACAAGGTAGGCCTGCTTTGTGGCGTAGATCTGCATGTTGGCCTGAAGCCATCCGAACAGGATCCCCTTCTTTTTGTAAAGCTCGGTCTCTCCCGTGTTCAGGTACTTCGGGACACCCGGCTTGTCGCCGATGTACCTTCCCGAGAACCCGGCCACGTAGCCGCTCGTCCAGAAGACTGGAAACATCAGCCTGTGCCTGAACGTGTCGTAGACGGTGCCGTCATCCTCGTTCCTCTTGACAAGCCCGGCGGCGAGCAGCACGTCCTCCTTCCAGCCAAGCCCCGTGAGGTACTGTTTCAGCCCGCCTTTCTCAGGAGCGTAGCCGAGGCAGAACAGCTCGGCGGTCTCCTCCTTGATCCCTCGTCTCTTCAGGATGTACTCCCTGGCTCCTGGCGACTCCCTGTAGCGCTGGATGAACCACTCCGCCGCCAGCTTGTTCACGGTCATCATCTGTGACCTTCTGAACTCAGCAGCCTTCTCCTCCGGTGTCTGCTCCCTCTTCTCGTACTCTATCCCCAGCTTCCCGGCAAGATATTCCACCGCCTCGTAGAAAGTCATCCCGCGCCGCTCCATCACAAAGCTGATGGCGTCGCCTGTGCGTCCGCAACCGAAGCAGTGATACATGTTCCTCGAAGGTGTCACCACGAACGAAGGTGTCTTCTCCCCGTGGAAAGGGCAGCAGCACTTGTAGCGGCTGCCCTCCCTCCTGAGTTCAACGCCCTCGCCCTGGATGATCGAGACAATGTCCCTCTCCTTGATCTGGTCTTTTACATAATCCGGAATCATAAGTCAAACGGGTCTAAGGCGGGGCCGCTGTTCACGTTCTCGAACAACCCCCGGCGGGAATCGTCATTTACTCTCGCGTTCGCCTGGTCTATCTCGTGTATCAGCTTCCTCGTGAAACCTACACACTGCTCAAGGTGGCATTTGCGCTGAATCTCCCAAGTCTGCATCCTGGCCGTTTCAAGCCCCGCGAACTCCGTCAGCTGGACCTCCCACAGCTGCATGGCCATTTGGCATGCCCCACGGAGTGCCGACCATTCAGGTCTGTCCATCTCGAACACCGAGACCAGACCTCTTGAATCCTTGTCCGCATACATGACTACCTCCTTTCCGGGAACAGTTCTTCGGCGGTGGACTCAATTCCGAAGACATCCTTCACGTACTTCAGGATCCTCTCCTGATAGAGTGGCTTTGGCCGTCTGCTGCCGTTGCACCACGAGTACGCCGTAGGGTAGGCCACCCCGTCCATCACAATCAGAGTCATCAGCTCGTTCCGCTGTTTCTGGGACGCGGTCTCCCAAATCTTCTTGATTTCCATATTCCGTTTAAGTTGTTTTTTTAATAGCCAATCTCTTTGTAATATTTACTGTCATTCAGGCTCTCTCTCATGGCCATAATCGCACGAATGCGTTGAATGTCCTCCGGAGAGAGATTCAGTTCATCGTCGGGGGCATCGTCCGACCGCTCGCAGAATAGACGATGTTTCGAGCTGTAGGCCTGAAACAGAATGTCTATTTGGTTCTCAACCTCCCGCCGGAAATTAGCTTTGTGCCACTCAAATAGGGCGGAAAGCTCGGCGTATTGATAGGCGGTCATTACGACGGAAATCGCCGTGCGGCTCATTCGACGATACGACATACTTTTTTCGCCTGTAACCCTAGCATAACACTGTGTAAAGATACGCAGGTCAATTTTGTTGCGGCCGATTTCAAACCGATACCGTTCTCTCTCCTCGACCGCCAGAACTTCATCAAGGCTGACACCGTGTTCCAGACATATCCGCTCCATAATGCTCCTGGCGTTTTCGGCCTCTCCGCCAACCCCGCTTTCGGCAAGGGTAGCGATCTTACGAATCTTAGTCTTCAGGGATTCGTAGTTCTCTGTTTTATTCATTGATTTTCAGTAAAAAAGGTAAATAAATAAACTTGAAAAATAATTGTGTAATTCAAAATAAATGCGTACCTTTGTATTGCGGTTCAGGGAGAGCCGCGAAAGAGGAATCTGAAACGCTTGAAAGGGAGTAAGAAAAAACCTACCAAAGTCTTAAAAGTATGTCCGCAAGATTTACGATCAAGATTTGGAAACTTAGATTCACGATAGAAATCGCAATCTAGTTCGCCAACGGAGGCTGAGAAATCAGCCTCCCCTTTGGTAGGTGCTGCAAAAATACACAAATTGTATGCAAAACAAAAATCTGTCATCTTCACAAACTCCTTCCGGGTCTCCGTCCTGGGGCGGCGCCCGTTCCGGCGCGGGCCGCAAGTCCAAGCCCCACGGAAAGTCCTACACCTTCCAGTCCACCCCCGAGGTTGACGCGTTCCTCTCTTCCTATCAAGGTAACAAGACCGAGTTCATCAACCGGGCTATCCTAACTCTTGCCGGAAAGTCTCTCGAATGACCTTGCCCGACATATTCCGGATCAGTTCCAGTTGTCGTGTCTTATCTGCTTTTCAAGCAATTCACCGCAGTGTCTGGCCGCGGTGAATTTTTGTATCCGCTGCACTCTGTACCTCTTGCCTTCTCCTGTCTTCGTCACCGCTGGTGATTTGATTATCCCGTTGACCGTCTTCCACGCCAACCTGTTCTGAATCTTTCGTGCTATTGAACTCATAATATTACTGATTAACCAATTTCGCCCCCGGGAGCGGAATCGAACCGCTCACATCGCGCGAAGCTTTCTGACGGAGCCTGCTCCTTGGCTCAAATCCTCCGCTCCGCCTTGTTTGCCGGCAGGGACCCATATCCTGCCCTTTCCGGGGAATGCCGGTCTTTTCCGGCTGTCATACTAACTAAGCGCACCCAAAAAATACGGCCTTTCACCGCCCGGCGCTACGGTTCACTCATCCTTCCACTCCTTGATCAGCCCACACCAGAACAATGCGGCCACGACCGCAAGGGCGGCAACCTCTATGATGTAATGTGCCAACATATCAGTAAATAATATCCTCCTCAAGTATCTTTCCCAGATATTCTATAAACTGATCCCAGTCCCATCTTCCCGGGTCAGGTTCCGGTCTTCCGGACTCGTTGTTCCTCCATGCACCGGCGGCACACTCCCAAGCCGCAAGGCACTGCCCAAGCCTGTCAGCGATGAACTCCCTCGCAAGCGGTCTGATGTCCTCACCCTCCTGCGCCTTGTTCCAGAGCCTCGCCACGTTCACCCCAGCATCCAGATGGTGCTTTGCCATCAAATCAAGGAACTTGTCCCTGTTTACATCGTAGTTTTCCATAACCAATGAAGATTAATAAAGATAATGCCCGTCACTGTCCCTTGTGGTGCTGCCTTTCAGCATCCACAGGTCTGGGTTTTCCTTCTCGGTAAACAGCCACGCCATCGCATCATTATAAGCCTTGCGACGGCTGACAGCCTCAGGAGCCAGTCTCCGCACGCACCCATCGTGTACGAAATCATCAGCGTCGGCAGATGCCACCACGCGAAATTCGCCTTTCCTGCCATTGCCTGAACGGCGTTTGCCGCCAGAGCGACCGCCACCACCACCGCGAACACCCTCCAGATGCCCACAGAGGTCCTTTCCATTTTCTTTTCTGCACTCATAACTCATTTGTTTTGTGAATATTTTATTATTATCTTCGCTCATTTAAGAGTGTATATCGTTTGTATATCGTTTGTGTTTACATTGCAAATATACAGATTAAATCTGTATTATCAAGAAAATTTACAGAAATATTCTTAAAGTTTTTTTAGACTATGACAGAGGTTATCGCAAAGGTATTGACTTATACGAAGTTGAATGCTAAACAACTGGCTGATAGGATTGGGCTAGATCGTCCTCAGGCTATTTATGACATATTGAAGGGAAAAACAAAGTCTATCTCTCCGGCAATGGCTAGTAAGATTTTATCTGTATTTCCTGAATTTGACCGTGGGTGGCTGATGACAGGGGAAGGTAGTATGCTTAGGGATAATTCACACCACTTCGCCGATAACAATCAAGGTTTTATCAATAGTAACAATAATATAGGCAACACCATCGACAACCGCCAATATTATTCCGACAGCCCCGATGTCCTCCGCGCCCAGATCGAGCTCCTCGACGAACGCATCAAGGAGAAGGACGCCCAGATCAAGGAGAAGGACGCCCAGATCAAGGAGAAGGACGCCCAGATCAACCGTCTCCTCTCCATCATAGAAAAGCAATAATGTTCCGATATGAAAAAAGTCTTAATTATCTTGGCATCGCTTTCACTGCTTTCGAGTTGTGCCGTTACACAACAAAGAGATAGAATTGTCCAAACCTTGTTTTTAGATTATCGTCCTTTTGTGGAGAAAGGTTTTTTCTTGAGCCCAGATCCATATCCAGGAGAGTTTACTGCATTGGGCGATTTATCAGTAAAAGTTTTCCCTGCCATTATCCAAAACGGCAAAGAAAAATCAGATGTCACATTTAAGGAAAGGGATAACTATGCTTACTACAAGGGACAACCAAAAGAGGCTTTCTCCAAAGAAAAATTATCTGGTGAAGATTTATTGCAGGAAGCTGTTGATGCGGCAAAGGCTTTGGGTGCGAATGGCATCGCTGATTTGAGGATAACAGAGATTCCTGCCGCTTATGTATATGGTGGGGAAGATGCTCATTGGCTAATCTCAGGCATCTGTATCTATATTCCAGAAAAGCAATAAGAAAGGCCGCGCCTCGCGGCGTGACCTTTCCCCAAAACAAATTTTATATGAGTGATTATGCAAACATAGCATATTTTTGCAAACAATAAAAGGTTAATGAAAAACAATAAGCTAACAAGGAGTGGAAAACCGTCCGGAAGAAGTCTTGGCGTGCGCCAAATTTGCGCCAAACGCCCCGGTCCGCCTGCCCTGGACGGCTTTCAGTTGGGGGTGAGAGTGTCCGAATTCCCCCGTGAAATGTCCTTCCCCCGCTACTAACACGGACATTGAGTAATCAGTGCCCGTTTTTTTTGAATATATTTGTACTGTAATATTCATACAGGCTATGAGAAGTGTCATAATGAAAGATTTGGCTGTCTGCGCGTTGTGCGTTGTGACGGCGTTTTCGGCTTCGGCGCAGAGTGCCGGGGATGATCCGGTGGCTGATTCAAAGGCGGTTGTCGTTTCGGGCAACGCAAGGTTCACGGTGCTGGAGAGCCGGCTGGTGCGAATGGAGTGGGCTGCTGACGGAAAGTTCGAGGACAGGGCTACCCTTGGCGTTGTCAACAGGAAACTGCCGGTACCGGTTTACACAGTGAAAAGGTCCGGCAAGAAGCTGACAATCAAAACTCAGGACATCACGCTGACATATTCGGGAAATGACAAATTCGATGAGAATAATTTGAATGTGACATTCCGAATGGAGGATCCTGCTGCCAGAAAAGGCTTTAGGACAGTGACTTGGCATCCGGGGATGGATGACAGCGGCAATTTGCTCGGAACGACGAGGACGCTGGACGGTTGCGACGGTGCCAAGACCAAGGAACCTTACGACAAGGGAGTCATCTCGCGGGACGGCTGG